CCCAATTGACCATCAGCCAAGTTCACATATCCAGTGTTTACAGTAGACATTAAAGGAATATCTCCAGCAGCACCTACACGTGTACCGCCACCTGGTAAAGCAGCAGCATCCGCAGTATCGTTTACCAAAGCAACGTTACCTGAAGCAACGAGGATAGATTCAACGGCACGTTTGTTATTAAAATTTGTACCAGTCATTTTAGTTATTATTTATTTGTTAATGTTCTCATTTGTTTTAATCTTATCAGGTTAGGATCTTCGATCCCCTCTGATAATAAAAATACAGCGTGATCTACAATCTTAGAATGCGTCTGAACATTTAAGTCGCAATCTATAGGATCGTCTACACCTGCTTGATATACATAATTATTAGCGCCTGTTTTAGGTAATAAATCATCAGTGATGTCATATGTTCCAATCCAGACTCTATTAGGATATTTTATATAGTCTATATACACATCTGAAACAACTGCTCCGTCAGTGTAAATATATAGAGTACCGTTTCCTGCAAAGTGGTTTATTGAACTTGTATTATTACGAGTTCTACCGTATACACCTAATACTTTTCCAAACTTAGTATTAGGACGATTAAAAGGATCAATCATTGCATCCGTCAAATCGTCAGTTTGCACTATGTTTACACCTACAGTTTTGGTACAGTTTCCATCTGTAATAACTGCACGTACTCTAGTAGTCCACAAATGTTCGAAGGCTAGATTTTCTAACTCAACAAAGTAAGTAGTAGAGTCTATTGCAGTTGCTGTTAAAGCTGCCTGTTGTTCAGGGCTTTTAATATGCAGTCCTTTTAGACCTTGATATCTACGTTCAGTCATCTCGAAACCGTTCTTATAAGGTTTCTGGGGATCGATATCGTAGGTGTCGTCTAAATAATACTGTATACCATTATTAAGTGCCCAGTCAATCTGTGCAGGTGTAAAGTTTCTTTTTTGATTAGAATCAATCTTATCAATCTTGAACCTTACATCATAGTGTAATTCTTGTATACGCATTATTTACCAGCTTTTTTTATTTTTAATTCCTCGGTAATTTCGTCAACTAAAGGTTGCTTTTTAGGATTCATTAAAAAGTCTAAAGCTTCAGCCTTATTAAATCCGATCTGCATATCTTTCATTAACCACGTATAAGTTCCTGCTTTCTCGATGACAATTCTCCAGTCATCTAACCTCTGTAGTAAATACTTAGCCTCAACTAACTCTCTACCATCTTTGGTTTTCAGGGCTTGGAACAACTCTAAGAATTTAGAGATATTAGTAGACCCGTCATGTAAAGCTGAACTCTCAATGAAATCGTATAGTAAGTTATTAACCTGCTCTTCTGTAAAAGTTAATCGATCTGACCCTATTCCTAGGATTACGATAAACTTGCGCTTCCAAGGTAAAGTTAAATCTTTGTCGTGAAGAGCCCCGAAAGCCTTTGCCTTACGTTGAGTCTTCTTGTACTTAATAGTCTCAGATTCATTTTCTAAGGCTACGTAATATTTAGCTTTAGGCCATTTATGTTCTTTCCACTCTCTCTCACTATTCGCAACATACTTAGACTCTAAGCATACGTGATAGAAACAGAAGTCATCTAAATTATCTAAATCTAAAATAGTAGTACCGTCATTTAACTTCCAAGATTTTTTCTGGTAGTATGACATAGTATCAGGATCCATACTGTCCCCACGTCTCCATGGACGGTTAGTTAAAAATCCTTTTTGTAAGCCCCATCTCTTTTCAGCCCAATCTTGAAGTGTAGTGGATTCTTCTCCATCTCCTTCATACTTAAGCTTGTAAAGTCCGGTCTTAAGTCCTCCTACTTTAGGTGACCAAAGTGCTTGGAGAGTATCCTTACACATGTCATTAATTTTAGTTTTGTTAAGTCTCTTACCTGTACGATTGTCTCGTGCTTCATGAATCTTACTCGCAGTATCGCGAGGAATTACCTTTATAAATACTTGTTTTCCCATTTTACGTTTGTTTAATTTTCTTTGATTGAATTTTCAACGACGGACGATCATTTATGTAACGTCCTATTATAAAAAAATCCGTAGGTCACCCTAACTCTAATAATAGAGTTAAGGGCGACACGGATAATAAAAATGATATAAAAAGAACAGCGAATTAGTCTTCAAAGTCTAGGATCAATTCACCGCCACGGGTAGGATCTTTCATCCAAATACCAGCAGAACCTTCAACGAACCAAGTACATCCAGCTTTCAAACTGTTAACTGCTCCGCCTTTGATTGGACCCATTGGTCCTACAGTACCTGGCTGGTAACCGTAACGATAAGTATCTTTCTGACGCAAGAACTGAATGTTGTTCTCACCCCCAGAAGTACCAAAGTCTAAGAAAGTCATACGCCAAGAGTCGATCGGACGACCTTTATACTCAGGGTGCATGCGCTTACAGTAGCGAGTAGAATCATAAAGAGGATTCTTAATAAGAGTAACCTCGATTCCCTCAGGACCTTGATAGTGTGTGAATTGAGCACCGTAACTTAAGTGACGAGGAGATTTACTCATCATTTTAGTCCAGTGAGTATCTACTTGCAAGAACGCGCGAGAACTAGCAGCAAGCATATCGTGGAACATGATAGCTCCACCAGTACCTGTCATGATAGTTACTTTACGGTTGTTCTCATCAACGCGAGACCAGAAAATATCCATTAGATAATCGATCAAACGTTGTTCAGTCAAAGTACCATTATAGTACTCGATATGTCCATCACGTAAAATTTGACGTAAACCAGGACCAGTTTTCTTCCAATAATGGTTAGCGTTACCCTGGTAAGTTGAACGCTCTCCGTACATCATTTGAGCTTCCATACCCATGTATAGTTCCTCATGCATCTTAGCTTCTGCCATAGGCAAAAACTTAGTGAGCTTTTTACGTTTACCAGACATTTTGTCAGTGTATTCAAAGTCTACAGAAATACGACCTTGGTCGCGGAGAGCTTTGTCAGTAAGAGTAAACTTCTGAGCAAAGAATCCGATCTGAGACTCTAGCATAAAGCTGTTACCAAACTGCATAGTACCGAATTCTTCGTTGAACTCAGACTGAACAGTAGTCCATACTTTGTTAAACTCGCGACCTACTTCAAGTAAAGAAGGGTCGAAGTATTTAGTCATGTCGTCAGTTTGTAGACGCACAACGTAGATGTAACCAGTACCGTCTTGGATAGGTCCTTCAACGATCTCAAGAGCGTAATCAGGATCTTCACCCATCAATACGTCTGGAGCCATACACCAGTCTTCATCTAATTTGATACGGAACGTAGTACGTCCAATACCAGGAGTTGAGTTACTTGCTTCGAGGTTTTCCAATACGCGAAGAGGCTTCTCTTCACTACCTTGGAGTTTCCAACGGTAAATCTCATTATCAATCTCTTTAACGTTTCCTTTACCGGCAGTCATACCTAACAACGACTTACCTGTAAAACGGTCAGACGAAGTAAAGATTTGCATTAGAGTGTTTTCGAAAACGTGAGGCTTAGCAGTATCGTAAGCAGCTGCTAAGTAGTCAGAGTCAATAAAGTTACCGCCGAAGCCGTCCCATTGTTGAATTTTAAATTGACTTCTAGCTGTAGCCATGTTATTCTAATTTTTTTGTATTAGTTATTTTGATTTAGTATTTGCTCTAGTAAATCCACATCTGATTTTTTAGCTTTAGGTTTACGAGTCTTAGATCCTATTTTAGTTGATTTAGTCTTACCTAAACTATCGAGTTTATCTTTAAGCTTATTATTAGCTTTAGATTCAGCACGTTTAGTAATAGTGTTAGACTTGAATCCTTGTTTAGGATCATAATCTAAGTATAACTCAGCCAATTGAGCTAGATGTTCTGGATTACTTTTTACCATATGATCTATATAATTAAAGTAAGATACATCTTTGTATCCGCCGTAATCTCCTGTAGACCAGATGGCATTAATAAGTTTGTTACGCTTCTGCTCAGGTAATTTCATTGAATCCACTACCTCAGTAAAACTACTATATGATTCTTGGAGACGTTGAGCCTCCTCTTCTTTTTGTTTCTGGGCTTGCTGAACAAGCTCCTCTCTCTCTTCTTTAAATAGATCTTTTAATTCTTTGAGTGCAGATTCTGCCTCTTCTTCAAGATCCCCTGAAGAGCGTAACCTATTAATAGTTCTTTTAATTCTATCTTCAGAGTAACGGGTTGTACGTGAGAGATAGTTAGCCATGATTTCTTCTTGAGTGTCTTCGTCTTCAATATCAACTTCATCTAAATCAGTCTGATTATTGATTACTTCTCGTACAGAATTAATATCTGTACCTCCGCTTAGTCCAACTTCAAGAATAGTTTGAAAATCTTTAGGTAGAGAATTCCAGATCTTTTGAGCTGCCGTTACTTCACGATATCTATCTGAGTCTTGAAAAGCTTTCTGTAAGCCCTCTTCAGTTCCATCGAACTCGTAATCTTCAGGAAGCATTAAAGCTCCTTGCTCTTTAAACAGATTAAAGTAAGGGGTAAATTCAGTATCTAGATCTTCTGATCCTTCTTCCAAGTCTTCATCCTCACTTTCGTCTTCATCTTCTGAATAATCATCTCCTTCAGTTTCTTCAGGTTCGTCTTCTGTAGACTCCTCAACTATAGGTAATTCTTCTTCAGTTTCTTGATTCTCTTCTCCTTCTAGGTTTTCTGGGGCCTCTTCAGGCTCCTTAATTTCTAATTCTGTAGGGTCTACTCCTTGGCCTTTCGCAGGTTCATCTCCAAAATCCGCTAATGCATCATCTTCAAAAAAGACCAAATCTTCCAAGGATGGTGTGTAGTTATCCTCTTCCATTCTTTTATATTTTACAAGTGACAAATGTAATTAAACACATAATTAGTTTTTCTCTTAAGCTTTTTTAGTTAAGCCTAATATTATGGCTTTACTTATTACTTTTTATTATTCTTAGATTTCTGAGCTGCAATCTTCTCTTTCTCTAATTCTACTTTATCTTTGTGCATTCTTTCATCCTGATCCAGCTTCTGCTTCTTAAGTTCTACTTCACTTCTTAACTTCTCTAACTGTAAAGGATCTGGAATACCATCATTATTCATATCAAGATCTCTCTGGAACTTAAAGACGTCGATCTCCGCTTTCATTAAAGCACGCTCAGTTTCCATTTCTTCTTTACGGATCTCATGGTCAAACAATGCTTGCTGCATTTCTTTTTGAGCTTCGATCTGAGCTTGTGTTTGTTGATTCTGGGCTTCTTGAGCTTGCTGCTGTCTACGCTCTCTTTCGCGCTCCTGTTGTTCAAACTGTTGCTCAAGTTCAGAACTAGACAAGGATTTGTAGATTTTGATGATGTCTGTGATCTTCCCTTCGTTTTGTAAGATAGGGAGAGCCATCTGTTTCAAAGTATCAATTAATTCTGCATCTCTAATAGAATTGGATACAAATACTCCGAAGTCAGCCGAATTTAATTCTTCCCCTACTATATTCAAAGTATGCCTAGATAGATCATCCAGTACAAACTGTTTAACTGTATTCTCGCCTTTCCAAGCATACTGACAAACTTGAACTAAAGAGTTCATCACTTTTTCCCAGTGCTTAGCATGCAAGTTAAAGAATATTTCAGTAATGTGAGAGGACTGTTGAATAGACTGCTGAGCGTTAGTAGCTGTTTCATATCCACCAATTTGACCTTCACGTTGTTTAGTAACACCGGCAGCGTCACCGATTTGCATATCTAATTGATTGAGTAAATCAATGTAGCCTCCAATATGTTGCATGTTAGAGCGTGAAGTTACCCCTGAAATCTTACCACGGGTGTGAGCCCCAGGTTGATCAGCATTCTGTAGACTATTGAAGAAATCGTAATCCATTTCCTCTAAGTAGTATAGAGTTTTCTCTAGTCCGATTCTTTCGTCAATCATTGATGTATCAATACTGAATACTTGACCTCTATCCTTAGCGATAAGCTTCTTAAGTTTATGCATTACAATAAAGTACAGATATTGATAAGGTTTCATGCGATCCATGACAGACTGGCTAGGTGCGTTCATGTTGTTATAAACTAAACCATGATACCCTAATTTAACATCATATGGATTATCAATAGATCTAAATTGTACAGGTTTCTTACGAATGTTAATGTAAATATCATAACCTATACGAGTACCTTCCCATACTTCAGGGATCCATTTCCATTCTAAAGAAGAACCGTCAGGGAACAAGTAAACACTCTTAGAGTTACCATTAATATCTTTCACTGTAGACTTCTCAGCGTTTTCTGGGATTGGAAAGTTTTCTGAAACCATGTCAGTTAACTGCTCTCCAGTTTCCGGATCTATATAGGTGTAGAATCCTACCTTAGCACGAGATACCCATTCGATATGTGTAATCTCCCAGTCGTTACCGTCCGCTTGTCCGTAAGATCCATCCTCCCCTATCATACGTCTATTGTACTCAAACTCTATAGACTCATTATGATATTTCATTTGAGGACCGATAAGGTCTGCCCGTATACCGTTAACTCCCATCATATCCCCCTCTAAACGATCTTTATCTTCATCAGATAGATCTTCTTCAAAACGATTTAATATTTCTGATGTGGTCATTCTGTG